CTGAACTATAGAGGCACTGAGGCTTATTTACGTGAGACATGGTATCATCACGGCGCGTCGATCCGCTCCAGCTTTATGAACGGCATGGCGCACAGGCTGTATCATCGCCTCTTGCAGATGCACAAAGAATTAATGCAGCAAGATGCCACGGTGTCAGAGGCCACAGGCAATTCGCTGGTGGTGATGTCGGACAGGGCATTGGATGACGCATTCCGCAAGCAGAACCCCAACCTGAGAACGGCACGTAGGCAGACAACTACGCGCAGCGCAAACGCTTCGGCAGCGGGACGCAGCGCAGCGGATCGTGTCGGGCTTCGGTCAGGTGTTCGAGCGGGGTCTGCTCAGAGGGCTTTGAGATGAGCGGAGCGGAAAGAATTATGGCAGGGCTTCTATTAGCCCTCCAGCTCTCAGTGATCACTCTAGGGCTTACCTTCGTGATCTATCACTCAATTCAATTTGTCGCCAGTTCAATGGCGTTGCTGGAATACTTCGGAGGCCAGATATAATGGAACGCATATTTTTAGACGCGGCATCAGATGTCTGCGTAAGCACTCAGTCTTTTGTGGTCTACTTCGATGAATACGTCGAGCCTATCGACATAGAAGCGGATCAGGAAATCATCAAAATAGTGGACGATGAGATGGGGCCGTTGGCACCCTGCGCATTGTCTGCACGTTGGAGACATCAGCTATGAACCACCACCTGAGAGTAGATGTTAATAATTACACGAGAGCTTGGGACGCATCAGAAGTCGAGCTTCGGCACCTGTGCATTGGCGATCCACAGAGCAAGATCAAGGACGCAGTCGCCAACACTGAAGACTACGAACTGCTCACTGCGTTTGCGGCAAAAAATCGCCTGATCGCTTACCTACGTAGGGACAAGGACGCAGACGCGGATGAGATCGATCACTACTGCATCGAACGCAACATAATGGAGACTGCACTGGTGGTTCGCCTTCGTGCTGCAAAGCAGGGGGAGCGGTTCTGATGAGATATCTACCTACGTTAAACGTCTGGGAGCCATCCATCCAAACCGCGATCCAGAGCGGTCAGTTAAAGCTCCAACGTGGGCAGTGGCTGCGCTGTGGAGACAGTGCCAAACCATCGCGCTACATCGGGATGATCGGACGCGGTGATCTATGGCTCAATCACTGGCAGGGCAGTTCTCAAAAGACGCGGCTGGCCTTCGAACAAAAGACCGAGGCCATGCGGATGAGGGAAGGCAAAGCATAGACCCTGCCAACATAAACAGACAAAGAACCCTGCTTTCGAGCGGGGTTTTTCTTTGCCTGATGCTATGGCCTGAGAGGCTCTGAGAAGCTCACACAGTGGCCTAACAGCTAAGTGGCATAATTATACCCAGAACAAATACCCCTACTCAGTGGGCTTTATATAGCCTCTCAGAGCATAGGGGCTTTCGCGCTAAACACCCTGTCAGAGGCTCAGAGCGGGCCGCTGAGTGACGTTGGCGATTGGACGCGGGCATGGGGTCATCGGATCGGGTGAGCGGCTGGGAGAATGAGACAGGGGCTGTGGGCATATACATCGTCGGCCTTCGCTCTTGTCTCCTGATGTCGTCATGCCGATTGTCTGCGCAAATAAGGCGATCACTGGGCCGATATCTCAGGCACAAATCCATGCATGGCACAATATGCCACAGGCTGTTGATTTTATTTCTGATAAGTCGCTGGTTTTATTGCGTTAATTCTATTTGGCCTGTGAACTATCCAGTCGTCGGAATAGAGAAAACATAATGAAATCAATAGCTTGCGCATATCGCTCGATCTCAGGCTGCTCCCGCTTCGGGGCGGGGCGACTGCCACCCCCACCCGTACTGGGTCCGTATACACGACTGACCAGAGATTGGGATTTTGCTACTGTAAATGGCCCCAATACGGGACTACGAGAAATATTATGTAAAGGCACTACATCTAGAGTAGTGGAATTTAAAAACCACTCTGTAAAGTATTCATACTTGCAATTAGTTGATTGTTAGAATATAATAGCTAGTATTCGTTAACAGGCAACGGAAGACTACATGGCTGAAGATTATGGCGAGGACGGCGTACTATTCGCTGACGGCTTGCCCTTCTTCATAGATCACGACCTACAAGTCCTTGATAACGGCACAATGATCGTGGTCTCTCACTTAGAGATAGGTGAAACTGAGAAGGCTGTCGTAAATAAAGAGTTCTACGACATCATTACTACAATAGTGGATGACGTAGAAGAAGACTACCAAGAGCTATACGCCATAGCCGCAGAGCTAAACAGGCAAGCAGATCGACTAAGAGAAAAAGCGCAGACTATTGAAGACAGTGACCACACAGTCGCTGACTTGTTTGGTTCTGCCTATGAAGACTGAGCAGCTTAGTCTATTTGGCTGGGATGAGAATCCAGCTAAAGAAGATTACATTCTATGTAGACACTGCCACAAGGTGAAGCCTAGGGAAGCCTTTAGGCTGTACAGACGGGCTACGGGTGACCGCGAGAGCAGGAGTACTTCGTGCAAGGAATGCCAGAAGTATAATAACTCCGTGGTCAACCGTATCAGGAAGACTGCTCCCCCTCCCCCCGATAGTTGTCAGTGTTGCGGTAAGACTGGTGTTAAACTTGTCCTAGACCACTGCTATGAGACTGAGAAGTTCAGGGGATGGCTATGCCCACACTGCAATCTCTCTATTGGCCTACTAGGCGACAACGTAGAGGGACTGCAGAGGGCCATAGAGTACCTCACTGCATAGCGGGTATTCCCATTACCTGAGTACTCCTAATCACAATTAGTTGGTATAATGAGACCACATATTGTTAGGAGATTACTATGTTCAAGAAAATTATCGAGTCCATCCAGAAAGCACAAATGCGTCGAGTAGCATTCTGGCAGTTAGCAAACATGACAGACCAAGAGCTACACGACATTGGTATAGCCCGTGGCGACATTAGACGGATTGTTTATGAAGACTGAGGCGGGACGACTACTTTAAGTAGTCTACTAGGGAGTGGGTACTAGGTACAGTTAGTGTATAGTATACCGCTCAACCGACAATTCATTATACCAATTAAATAGCTATCCGTCAACGTAAATACTTAACTATCTACATAAATAAGGGCTTGACCCGACACGTAGATAGATGTTACAATGAAGGGGTAACTAAAAATGTCATTTAATCTGTACTATATTCGTGCAGCAATTCAAGAGCGTACAGGTCAGGTATTAACCTTTGATCGTATCCGACAACTCCTCCTCGAAGAAGGTCTCATCTCTCAAAAAGAGTTAGACGACAACCCAATGGCCCAAGAGTTCGACGGCTATGGACGATACTTCGCAACGGAAGACTGCTCGGTGGAAGTACCCTTAGACCCTAAACGATTTATACCTGATTTATTAGAAGAGGAATTTGACGATGAGGGATATGCCTAAACCTAAAGCAGCCCGTGCTGGTGGTAGCTGTGAGGCCACTGGTAACGCCAAGAAAGTTAGGATGTATGGCGGCGGCATGGCTATGAAGAAGAAGAAACCATCATACAGTTATGGTGGCATGGCTAAGAAGAAAAAATGATTACTTGGGTAGCCATAGCGGTTGTCTGTACAAGTCCTATGGCTACTGAATGTACGTTGTACGCATACAGGGAGAGCTTCTTCGAGGCCAATGAGTGCAACGTCAGTCTTCAGTCGTTTTTGTTCACAAGGCAGCAAGAAGGTAAACTTGCCTTCGGGTCTTGCAAGGCGATTGAAATAGCAGGGGAACGAATTTAGGGGCAACGAGAATGCTAGCGGAATTAGCCGCTGCCAATGCCGCATTCGGGGTGATTAAACAGGCGATTGCTAATTCACGGGAGTTGGCTGATGTCGGTAAGTCTATAGCATCTTTTGTAAGTGCTGAAGAAGACCTGAAGGCAAAGGCAGAAGCCAAAAAGAAAAGCCCGTGGAATAAGCTGATGGGTAAGGACGCTACGGACTTCGAAGAGTTCTTAGCACTGGAGAAGATCAACCAGCAAAAGGCCCAACTCCAATCCCATATGCGCCTCTACGGTAGACCCGGAATGTATGACGCTTGGGTGGAGTATCAGGCAAAGGCCCGTACCGCGCGTAAGGAAGCCCAGAAGCAACGTGAGAAGGAACGCCAAGAGTTCCTAGAAATCCTCATGTGGCTATTCATTGTGATTGTCGTCTGGGGTGGAGCGGGTGGCGGTCTATACTATTACTTCGTAGGTTTCTAATGGCCCTAGATAAGAGCAAAATGAAATGCAACAAGCCTCAGCGAACACCTGATGGACCTAAAAAATTTGTCGTTAAGGCTTGTAAGAATGGCAAAGAGAAAATCATCAGATTTGGCGACCCAGAGATGCGCATTAAGAAGAGTAATCCAGAGCGTCGAAAGTCATTCCGAGCGAGACACAAGTGCGACACGGCGAAGGATAAATTCACCGCGAGATACTGGTCGTGTAAGAAGTGGTAGGTAGATATGTCCCTAGTCCAAAATATTAACAAGCGGAAGAAGGCTGGGACCAGCCGCTCCAAGAAGAACAGTACAGTAAGTCCGAAGGCGTACAGTGATATGCAAAAGGGCTGGCCTAAGAAGAAGCAGAAGAAAAAAGGATAGGTAATGTCCGATGATAGGCTGAGTCGCATGGAAGAGAAGCTAGATCGTTTATCCGAAGCAGTAGTCGCAATGGCGCGGATGGAAGAACGAATGCTAACTCTCTTCAAGCGAATGGATAAATTCGATAGTTGCATTCAGAAAGTCGATGACCGCCTAGACGAGATGGAGCGTCAGGCCATTGCCCGTGGTCAGAAGATTGCATTCGCGGAGCGTATATTCTGGATGGTCTGCACTGGCGCAGTCGGCCTAGCATTCGTGTACTTGAGGTAATTATGGAACAGAAGAAAGAACTCACAGATAAGCAGAAGCTGTTTCTTGATGCCCTGATGTCTGAGGAGTGCAAGGGCAATATTAAGAAGGCTATGAAGGTGGCTGGCTACGCAGACAACACCTCTAGCACTGTAGTGGTAGCCGCACTCAAGGAAGAGATTAATGATCGTGCCGCTATGGTGATGGCTATGAATGCCCCTAAAGCTGCGTGGGGAATGGTAGACGTACTAGATGATCCAAGTGCTATGGGAGCCAGAAACTCTATTGCAGCGGCTGCACAGATTCTGGACCGCACAGGCTTGATCAAGAAGGACCAAGTAGAAGTCAAAAATACAGGCGGTGCAATGTTTATCTTGCCACCGAAAAGTGAAGATTGAGCATTTGGCTAAATAAGAGCAGAGCCAACAAGACAGCTAAAATACCATACGCCTACGTAGCTTCCGAAGACGACCCCCTAGTCTTAATACCCGACGAAGCAAAGGCTGTACTTGTAGAAGAGGCTCTAGACTACCTAGAGGACGGACACTCCAGTCGAAAGACAGCGGAGTGGCTCACCAGCAAGACTGGCGATAAGATTTCGCATCAGGGGCTAATTCACATCTGGAAGGACCGTAGAGGACCAGACAGTGACAACCCATCTAAGCGTCTGAAGGAACTGGCGAAGCAGAATAGGAAGCGCAAGCCTAAGACCGCTGAGGATAAGAAACTAGCAGCGGCGAAGCGCAAGCAGACTGACGCTAAACGCCGCCTAACTATTGCCAAGAAACGCCTCGAACAATTACAACCAACAGAGCAATTAGATACTTCCAATCTAGATTTCTCTGTGATAGAATCTGAAAAGCAGAAACAGGAAGTCATATTCGCACCCAACGAGGGTCCACAGACTGAGTTTCTAGCAGCCAGTGAGAGAGAAGTGTTATACGGCGGGGCCGCTGGAGGTGGCAAGTCGTATGGACTACTCGCAGACCCGATGCGGTACTTCTCAAACCCAAACTTCAATGGACTAATACTACGGCGCACAAATGATGAACTACGCGAACTTATATGGAAAAGCCAAGAACTTTATCCTAGAGCGTTTCAAGGGGCTAGATGGGCTGAGAAAAAGTCTCAGTGGACATTTCCTTCGGGTGCAAAGCTCTGGCTTACGTATTTGGAACGGGATCAAGACGTTCTACGCTACCAAGGTCAAGCGTTCTCGTATGTAGCATTCGACGAACTTACGCAGTATCCTACGCCATTCGCGTGGAATTATATGCGAAGCCGTCTACGTACTACGGACCCTACCCTGCCCATCTACATGAGGGCGACTACTAACCCCGGTGGAAGTGGTCACGGCTGGGTAAAGCGGATGTTTATAGACCCTGCCCCAGCGAATACGAAGTTTGTGGCAAAGGATTTAGACTCTGGAGAAGACCTAGTATTCCCAGAGGGGCATGAAAAAGCTGGTGAGCCGCTGTTCTACAGACGATTTATACCAGCAAGCCTGAAAGATAACCCGTATCTCATGGAAGGTGG